AAAAAGGGCGAAATCGATGCAAATATGCGGCATTTGCAAGCACGGAAAGCACATAGAAATCAACAAGCTTCTTGATGAAGGCACATCAATCCGGAAAATTGCGGGACAATACGGCTTTTCCCCCTCGGCTGTGGCAAGGCATAAAGCGCACCGGGAGAAGGATGTTGTCAATGCAGTAGCGCAAAACCTGATGAAAGTGGATGATCAGGGCAAAGCTCTTGTGCCGGCTGTTCCGCAACGAAGCGTCGTGGACATCGAGGCGATGCTTGACGAGCTGGTGGAAAACGGCAAGCAGTTAAAAAAAGCACTGAAGGACGCGACGAGAAAGAAGAACTACATGGGCATGGCTTCGCTGCAAGACCAGATCATTAAGCTCTACAACTTCCAGCTCAAGGTTGTTGCGGCGAAGAAATCATTTGAAGTAGAAACCCCAACCGACTACACCAGGGTTCCGCCAGAAATCTCGGAGCTTATCGACGATATGGTAAAGTGAGGCGCGTATGACGAGATTAGAGGCTCATGCGAATTACAACCGCCTGGCGCTCGAAGCGAAGCGCGGCGGATACGAGTACAACCTGACCAGGGAGCTATGCCTGAAAGACCCTTTCTTCAGGCTTACCTATGTCTTGAACATCGTCCCGCGGCACGTCCTTGACATCGACTGGGTCTACGACCGCTGCATGGAGGTCGGGCGCGATCCATGGGGCTTCATTGACCTGTGGGCGCGCGAACACTTCAAGACGACCATCATCACGGAGAACGGGGCGATCGGCGATGTCCTCAATGACCCCGAAGGGTCGACCGGGATCTTCAGCTTCAACCGGCCGCAGGCGAAAAAGATAACTTCGCCCATCATCACGGAATTGGCGACAAACCGAAAGCTGAAAACCTTGTTCCCTGAAATCTTATGGGAAGAGCCCGAGAAGCAGGCGCCGAAATGGTCGCAGGACGAGGGCTACATCCTGAAGAGGAAGCACAACCCGAAAGAGCCCACCCTGATGTCGTCCGGCCTGGTCGACGGCCAGCCCACCGGCCTTCACTTCACGCGCAGAAGGTACGACGATGTGGAAACCATCGAGACCGTCCGGACGCCCGAAATGCTGGACAAGACCGACGACGCCCTCAAGATGTCCTATAACCTGACGCAGACTGGTGTTGGAGTGCAGTCTTTCGTTGGGACGATCTACGCGTACAACGACCTGTACTTGCGCATGATCAAGGCCGGCACGGCGAAGCCCAGGATCTACACCGCGACCAAGAACGGGAACCTGGACGGCGAGCCCTGGATATGGACAAAGGAACAGCTCGCGCAGAAGGTTCGCGACATGGGGCCGTTCATCGCAGCCTGCCAGCTCTTCCTCCGGCCCACGGCCGACGACCAGCAGTCGATGAACCCCGACTGGCTGCGCTACTGGCGCGCTGACCGCTTCGTTGGATTGAACATCTACATTATCTGCGACCCAGCCAATGAAAAGAAAAAGACCTCGGATTGGACTGTCTTCACCGTCCTGGGCCTTGGGGCGGATCACAACTACTACGTGATCCGCCAGGTTCGAGACAGGATGAACCTGAAGCAGCGCACGAACACCCTCTTCAAGCTCCACGAGGAATACCAGCCAATCGGCGTCGGCTACGAAAAGTATGGCCTTCAGGCGGACATCGAGCATATCGAGGAACAGATGGAAATGCGGAACTACCGATTCTCCATCACGCCGCTGGGCGGGACGATGCCGAAGAACGACCGCATCAAGAGAATGGTTCCCGCCCTCGCTGAAAACCGGATTTATATCCCCATGACGCAGCCGGCCGTTCAGTACGACGGAGCCCGCGTCGACGTTACCTCGCTCTTTGTGAACGATGAATTCCTGACCTTTCCCTTCTCCGAACACGACGACATGATGGACTGTCTCTCGCGCGCCTGGGACGACGACATGGCCTGCCAATTCCCCCAGGGCAACCCAGTTGACCCGCTTCTCCATGAAATGCAGGAAGAAACCTACGATGTATTGTGGTCTGGGATGCGATAAACCCGGTTTTTACACCGTATGATGGGTTGACAATTCCTTTCCTCCGCTGAAACTGTAGAGTAGCGGAGGAAAGGATAGTTTATGACCATCGAAAAAACCAAGGCTGACCAGTCCAGGGACGCGGGATCTGCCGACATTGGGAAGCAGTATCTCTCCGCCCCGGCGCAGCTTAAAAACCAGGTTCGCGCTGCAATCGGCGCCACCAACGACGATGAGGCTATGGCCATGATCGCTGCTGACCCTGGCGCAGCCCAGGCCGCATCCGAGATCCTTTCGAGCGGCATGGCCCACCAATCCCTTCTTGCCGGCGCCCAGGCCCAGCCGAAGACGGCGCCCGAGGACGTGCTTTACCCGAGGTCGTAAATGGAAACATCCGAGACTCTAAAAAAGACCCTGAAGCAATTCGAGTATCTGAAGCAGCAGCGGACGCTTTACGAAAGCCTATGGAAAGAGACGACGCAGCTCGTTAACCGCCGGCGCTTCAACTGGGACTTGGACTCGAGCGGGGCCGGCAAGACGCCGACCGTGAAAATCTTCGACTCCACCGCGGCTGATGCGCTTGAGACCTTCTCGGGCGGCATCCAGGGCTACGCGGTCTCGCCGGCCTTTAAGTGGTTCAAGGCGAAGCTATTAAACGACCAGCACAATGATCTTCCCTTCGTGCGCGACTGGATGGAGATCCTCGAGAGCGGGGCATATTCGACCCTGAATATGTCCAACTTCTACGACTCGTTCGACGACTTCGTGAAGGATGCCGGCGCCACTGGGACGGCCTATATGTTCACCATGAGCGACCCCGAGCGCGGGATGATCTTTTCGACCAGGCATCCGAAAGAGTGCTTTATCGAAGAGAACTACCGCGGCGAGGTCGACACGCTTTTCAGGTATTTCAAGGTGTCCCTGCGTTCCCTGGTGCAGCAGTTTGGTGTTGACGCGCTCCATCAGGACTGGAAGCAGCGATACCAGGACAATGAATACGACCAGGTTCCCGTCCTCCACGCCGTGAAGCCCCGCGGCACCAAGGGCATCACGCGGAAGAAGAAGGCCTTTTCGTCCGAGTACATCGACATGGAGCATCAGACCATCATCTATGAAGGCGGCTACGATGATTTCCCCTATGTCGTATGGCGCCTCGGCAAGACATCCGACGAGGTTTACGGCAGAGGCCTCGCATCATCGCACATCCCCGAGATCCTGCGCGTGAACCAGATGGCGAAGACGCTGCTGATGTCCGGTGAGTGGACGCACAACCCGCCCTGGATGATCCCCACCGCGCTTCAGGGCCGCGAGAAGCTCATACCTGGCGGGAAGAACTTCATCGACCCCATGCGATCGGGCGAGGTGAAGGCGATCCAGACCGGAGGCCAGCTTTCGTTCGGCTACCAGGAATTCAACGACCAGCGCGAGAACCTGAAAAACATTTTCTACGTGAATTTCTTCCTGATGATGGAGTCGATCCAAAACCAGAAGAACATGACCGCGACCGAGGTAATGGAGAAGCAGTCCGAGAAGGCTGCTATTCTTGGGAACCTGTGCGGCCGGCTCAACAGCGAGGTCTTGTATCCAATCATCGACAAGATCCTGACGATGAAATACAAGGCCCTCGAACTCCCTCCGCCGCCGGACGCGCTGCTTCAGGTGGGAGGCGAGATTGTTATTGAATTCATGGGCCCGCTTGCTCAAGCGCAGCGCCGGTTCAACCAGAATCAGGGCATCCAGGGCACCATCGCCTTGGCGCGGCTCCTGGTCGAGACTGAAGGCGTTGCCCGCCAGTCGCAGTCTCAGGTTCTCGATAATTTCGACTTCGACGTTCTTGCCGACAAGGGCGCGCAGACACTCGGCGCGCCTGAAAAGGCTATCAGGGAGCGCCCCGAGGTTGAGAAAATGAGGATCATGCGCGCGCAGGCTGAAGCCCAGGCCCAGGCTCAGGCTCAGACCCTCGAGGCCGGCAAGGCTTTAGCGCAGAACGCGGACAAGCTGAACCAGCCCATGCAGAAGGGCTCGATGCTCGAGTCCGTGGCGGGAGGCAAATGATGTACCTGGCAGAGCTCGCGCCGGAAGAGCGCGAAAAGGAAGTGCAGCGCCTCTTTCGGAAGGTCTTCGACAACCCCGAGGGCAAGATCGTCTTTACCCTTATCCTTCAAGAGCTGCGGTATTTCACGCCTCCGGAAAACGACCGCGAAGAAGGCTTACGAACCTTCGCCGGCTGGCTTGTTGATCAGTGCATCACCGCGGATAGCCTCGCCATCGTGCAGGCTTTGTTCGCGTTAAAGGAGGATTCGCATGGCTGAAACTCAGGTGACGAGCCCGACAACGGAGAACTCGCCGGCTGAAAAACCGACGGAAAAAGCAGACGAAGGGAGCCTGCTCACCGCCGGAGTAAAAACCGCCCCCCAGGCTGAAAAGCCGACTTCGGAGCGATCGCCGTGGATGGATCAGCTCGAGGCCGACCTCAAGACCGATGCAGCTCTCAGCAAATTCAAGACGCCTTCGGCGCTTGCGAGGAGCTACAAGGAACTCGAGGGAAGACTCGGCGCTGCTATCTTCAAGCCCGGCGAAGGAGCCACCGAAGAGGAAGTCGCTGCGTTCCATAAGAAAATGGGGCGCCCCGACAAACCCGAAGATTACACCATCAAGAGTGCGCTACCGAAGGACGCGCTTTCCGATGAATTCCTTGGAACGCTCAAGGGAGCGGCCCACAAGATCGGGCTTTCGCAGGATCAGGCTGCCGTACTCATGTCGGCGGTCGATTCCATCGTGAAGCCCGCAATCGAGAAGGTTCAAGGGCAGCAGGCCGAGGCGCAGCGGCTTGAGTTGGAAAAAAAGACTCAGGCCAAGGCGTCCGCGAAGCAGGCTCTTTCAACCGAGTGGGCCGACAAATTCGATGCAAACCTCGCCGTCTCGCGCGGGGCGCTTCTGAAGCTTGCCGATGCTGATACCGTTAAGGCCGTGAACGATTCCGGCCTCGGCGATCACCCTGGCTTCATAAAGCTGCTCTACAAGATCGGCAAGGAAATCGAAGAATCCCCGTTCGTCACCGAGGGTTCACCGGGCGGAGCGGAGAAATCGGCAGCCGACATTCTGTATCCTACCAAGTAAAGGAGCAACTACATGGCTACCCTAGCTTCCACCACTGTCACCTACCTGGATCTCGCGTCGCGGTACGGCCCCGACGACAAGATCGCCGTCATCATCGAGCTTCTGAACCAGGACAACCCCATCCTCAAGGATGCCGTGACCCTCGAGGGCAACCTCCCTGTCGGCCACAAGACCACGGTTCGCACCGGCCTCCCCTCCGCGACCTGGCGCCTCCTGAACTACGGCGTCCAGCCCTCGAAAAGCACGACCGCGCAGATCACCGATACGTGCGGTATGCTCGAGGCCTACGCCGAAGTCGACAAGGCTCTCGCCGACCTCAACGGCAACACCGCGGCCTTCAGGCTCTCCGAGGACAGGGCGTTCCTCGAGTCCATGAATCAGGAAATGGCCACCGCCCTCTTCTACGCGTCCCAGGACGTCGACAAGGAAAAGATCACCGGCCTGGCGCCCCGCTACGCCGCCTCTTCCACCGACAAGACGAACATCGGCTACAACGTGGTCAAGGCCTACGCCTCGGCCTCCGGAGACGACCAGACCTCCATGTGGCTCATCACCTGGGGCAACGAGACGACCCACCTCATCTACCCGAAGGGCTCCAAGGGCGGATTCCAGCACGAGGACAAGGGCCAGGTCACGCTCGAGGACTCCGAGAAGGGCAAGTACGAGGGCTATCGCACCCACTACAAGTGGGACATCGGCCTCGTGGTGCGCGACTGGCGCTACAACGTCCGCATCTGCAACATCGACACCAGCGCGATCAACGCCACGACCGTCGACCTCTATGCGGCCATGACGAAGGCGTACCACAAGCTCCCGAGTCACGGACGGGGCAAGTCGGTGTTCTATGCCAACGCCACGGTCATCCAGGCGCTCGACCTTCAGGCGCAGGAGAAGGGCAAGTACCTTCTCTCGTTCGCGCAGCCGGCCGGCGGCAAGCCCGTTCTCATGTTCAGGGACATCCCCATCGTCCAGTGCGATGCCCTTCTGGACACCGAGTCGGTGGTTTCGTAAGACATGGAGCCCCGCGAATGGGGCTCCATCAACCCTGAAAAATTCCCTAAAGGAGGGAACCAATGATTCTGGATAAAGCACTTCAGCTCGCCCACGGCCAGGCCGATGTCCGGGCGGCCGGAACCTACTACGGCACCAACTGGGTCGACCTCAAGAAGACCGGCGGCCTTCAGATGTACGGCAAGGAGCCCTATCTCGTCGTCGGTGTCGGCACCGCCTTCGCGACGGGCAACTCCATCACCTTCTCGATCATCACCACCTCGGCGCCGGCCACCGATGCCGTCGTAACGGGCCTCGGAACGGTCACGGTGGAGGCCACCTCCCCCGTCATCGCCACGTCGGGGCTCACGAAAGACACCATCGTGTGGGCCGTCAGGCTGCCGCGGAAGCTCAACCGCCGCTACCTGGGCCTCAAGATGGTCGCCGTCGCCTCTTCGGATTTCACGGCCGGAACGATCGACTGCGACATCACCCCCGAGCTGCCCTCCGACCCCGTGTAAGGAGTAAGCCATGAAAAGAGGAGTCGCCAAGCACAACTGCTTCAAGGGCGTTTCGCTGTATCGGGCCGACACCGCCTACGTGGTCGACGAAAACGACCACTTCTTCCGGCATCACTTCCTGTTCGACGGGGTCGACCTCGAGGAGCAGGACAAGGAAACTGCGGCCAATGTGGCCAAGGCGAAGGCTGCGGCCGAAAAGGAAGAGGCCGACGCCAAGAAGGGCAAGAACAAGGACAAGTAGTCCGAAAAGCTGGGGGCGGGGCAACCCGCCCCTTTTAAGGAAATGCCATGCCCAACGTTGTGAATTATACCAGGAAGGTTTACGACGACACGCCGGCGCCGACGGTCGACCAGCCCGAACGGAAAAGGATAAGGGAAGCCCTTGCCGCTATCATAAACGCCGCCACGACCGCGCTTGCTTCGGTGGTTACGTGGGTCAACGCGAAGGATTCCCTTGTTCCAACCTCGGGTGAAAAGACCGCGATCGGCGACATCGTCGCAGCTACAGGAGCGACGACCGCCGCCAAGCTCGTCGGCCTTGTCCGCCCCACCATTATGGGGCTTTTCTCAAGCCAGGCTGTCGCCTCGGCCGCGTCCGCAACGGGACTCACGGCCGGAGCGACCTATTCGTATTTCGTGCTATCTCCCGCCGATGCGACCTATGGCTCGGCCGTTCAGGGAAGCGGGACGGGAACCGAAATAATGGCGATGGCGGCCAGCGCGAATCTGCTGCTGCTGCTTATCAAGACCGCTGAAGCGGCATAAGGGAGGCTCTGAATGTCCTATGTTCAGGCCGATGTCGATGTCATGAACCAGGCGCTCCGCAGGGTTGGAGCCGAGGCGATCGTGCTTACCGACGCCAACTCTCCCACCTCGAAGCCTGCAAAGATTGTCACATCCTATTATGACAACACCATCAAGGAAGTCCTGCGGCTCTTGCCGTGGAACTCCGCAGTCGCCAGGGCGAGTGTCGCCGGGGAAGCAAATTCCGATACCAGCTACTCCAAGCGGTTCTCTCTCGCGTTCCTCCCGGTATGGATCACGGGGGTGGCCTATGCAGTAGGTCAGGTAGTCTCGAACGCCGCAGGAACGAAAAAGTATGTCTGCGTCGTTGCTGGCACCTCCACCACGGAGCCCATAGGGACGTCCACCACCACGCCGGAAGTAGCGGGGGCTACTTGGTTCTATCTGGGATCGATCACGGCAAGCCTTATTGTAAGGTCTCTCGACATCAACGGGGACGACTCCATCCCCTACAAAATTGAGGGGTCTTATCTGTACTGCAATGAAGCCTCACCGATCAAGCTCAGGTACATCCAGAAGATTTCCCCGCCGTTCACGGACTCCATCTTCAACGAGGCCGTCGTATCCCGTCTCGCCTCCAAGATCTGCTTCGCCCTCTCCGGTGATCCGCAGGTCGCTCAGGCGCTGTACCAGGAGTTCGCGATGAACCTGGCGATCGCCAAGCAGCTCTGCGTTTCCGAGGACAAGGTGGACGTCGTGGACATCATGGAGCTATACAAGCAGTCCGCGCAGCTCGCCGTGAGCCGCAACAAAGTCGAGGGATAATATGACCGATGTTCAGATAGCCAACATGGCACTGGACATCCTCGGCGTCGACAGGATTTCCGCCTTGACAGACCCATCGAGGTTTGCCAAGGCGGCTGCTTTAAGCTATCCTGCCGCCGTCGATACGGTTGTCGGCGCCTACGACTGGCCCTTCGCCAAGGCATACGTTCGCCCAGTTCTCAACACCACCGTCACCAATCTGTCGGGGTTCGAGTACGCCTACGACCTTCCCGCGGGGAGGGTGCTGTCGTTCGCCGATCAACCCTTCAAGATCGTTGGCGCCGTCATCTACTCCGACCAGGCGGCCGACGAAGACGGGAACCCGATTCTCACCTACATTTCAACGCCGGCGGTGTCGCTCTGGCCGCAGACGTTCGCTCTGCTCGTCGCTTATCAGATGGCGTACCTCATGGCCGAGCTCGTCGGCAAGGGCGCCATGCGGGGGCAGCTCCTCGAGATGTACAATTTGGAGCTGTCGAAATATGTCACGCGTGACATTCGCGAAGTGTCACAGGCGGAAACGCATTGGTACGACTAAATGGTAATCACCGATTTCACCGCCGGAGAGATTTCGCCCAGGATCGCCGGCCGATTTGACCTGCCCTCGTATCAAAAGGGCTGCAAGAAGCTCGAAAACTTCATCCCCTTTCTTCAGGGTGGGATTTCTACCCGCCCCGGGCTGAAGCATATCGGGGCCGCGAAGTCGGGAACTCTCGGCGTCAGACTCTTGCCTTTCAATGTCTCCGCCAGCGACGGTTATCTGCTCGAAATGGGCGTGACCGTCGTTCTTGGCGTCGACGTGGGATACTTGAGAATCTGGCACAACGACTCGCCCACCGGGACGGAATTCACCTCTGCCGTCCCGACGACCTTCCCTTACAATTCGATGGCGAAGATCAACGCGATCCAATTCGCCCAGGACGGGGCCGACCTCTACTTCGCCCAAAAGGACTATTCTCCAAGGCTGCTGCGCTACGCCTCCGGTTCATTTTCTATGGGAACCATCACCATTACCGGGAACCAGTTTTCCGTACTGGGAACCGTGTCGAACGGCAGCGCGACCATATCGGGGATCACGGAAGAGTCGATCGCGCGGCTGTCGGTCGGCGACCATGTCTCCGGAACCGGGATACCCTCCGGGGCGAAGATTTCTTCGATAGGAACCTCAAGCATCGTCATTTCGTCCGCGGCGACCGGCGCCGGCACGTCGATCGCCGTCTCAAAGCTGCCGTTCCAGGCCGACAACGAATACCCTGGCTGCGTGGCGATATGGGGCGGCCGGCTCTGGTTCGCCTCTTCCAACGACAACCCGCAAGGGATTTGGGCCTCGGAAGTGTGGGAGCCCGGCAACGAGTACACGCACTTCCACTACTTCGACACCATCACCACCTCGACGCTTTTCCCGAAGCCGGCAAAGTGGGAGTTTACCGGAACCTTTTCTACGGGCGCCGCGAAGATCACCGGGCTCTCGGCCGAGGACAAGGCCAAGCTCTCCACTGGCGACAAGGTATCCAATGCCACAATGGGAAACCGTGTCGTCACGTCGACCATCTATGACGGCGCGACTCTTCTCGCGGCCGACGAGGTGTGCATAGACTCGGCGCCCGCCGGCTCTGGCTCTGGATCGATTGTAGGCTCTCTCGCTGATGACGATATGCCGGAATATTTCTACAAGACCTCGATCAACGACACCGTCACCGAAGCCCATGCCATTTCCATGAGCATCGCCTCCGACCAGCTCGAAGAAATCTGCTGGATGGCGCCAGGGGAGCATCTGACGATTGGCGCCGCGGCCAGCGAATTTATCATCCCCCGCGGGGTCAACGCCCTGAACGCCCAGGCCTCCATCCAGTCGCGGTTTGGATCGGCGAAGATCCAGGGCAGGATGTTCGACCAGGCGATTGTGTTCGCCCAGGGCGGCGCGAAGCAGCTCAAGGAATATTTCCCGTCCCAGGGCGCCCAGTCGCCCGACCTTACCTTCCTGGCTGAACACGTCCTTACCTCGGCCGATGATACCGGGATCGTTTCGTTCGATTTCTCCCAGTCCTTCCAGCCCATGCTCTACTGCGTCCGCTCCGACGGAAGCCTTGCGATCCTTGTCCGCTCGCGGGAATACGGGATCTCGGCGTGGTGCAGGGTGAAGCTTGCCGGGGCATCGGCCGTCGACAACCTTGCGAAGTCGGTCGCCGTGGTAGTGGACTCCGTAGGCTCCGATGCGGTCTATCTCGGGGTCTACCGCGGCGGCTACGCTATCGAGAAATTCGACCCGCTCACGCTTCCCGCGGCCGCGCTCGATTCCTATGAACTCGTCACCAAGCAGGCGACCAACACGGTTCTGCGCTTCGCGGGCAAAGAAGTCTACGCGGTGAAGAGCGGGGCTGCTTATTGGTGCGGGACGGCTGACGTAAACGGCACTTTCACCATCCCCACTCTCGCGAACGGCACTACGAACGTCGCGGTGGGCCTCGCCTATACCTGTTCAGGGGAGACGACGAGGGTTAGGCGCGAGATCCAGGGGAACCCCGACGGGGTGTCGAACTTCAAGCGGGTCGTGAACGCGCTCTTCATGCTGCTCTCGAGCTATTCCTTCGAGGTTTCCTCCGGAGAACTCACCTGGGACGCAGCAACCGTCTCTGGCCCGTATTCTGGAGATATAAAAGTATCGGTTTCTGGTGGACATCAGACCGACCCGACGCTATCGTTTCGGCAGACGGTTCCGCTGCCCGTCACCATTCTAGGAATTGCACCCGAGGTCGTATGAAAATACCCGAAATGGTTCCTTTCGTAGACGAAGACGCGAGAACGATCAACCGGCTCAAGAGGGCGGGAGACTATGAGTTTTTCAGCCCCTCCGGGCCGGCGTTCACCTTCAAGATCGATGGAATACCGATGGCCTGCGTGGGATATGAGTGCCTGGAAAACAAGATCGTGGCCTGGATGATCCTGTCGAGGGACGCAAAAAAGCACCCGCGGGTCTTTTGGTCTATCCGCGGGATGCTCGACACGGTGGTGTCGAGGCATGGAACCGTCTATATTGGCGTAAGAAGGGACTGGGAAAGGGCAAGAAGGTTCGCCGAATGGCTTGGATTCAGCGAAACAACGACGACCGCCATACACGGCGGCCTTAAATACCTGGTTTATGTGAGGAAAGTATGGCAGCTCCATTAGCATTGGCGGCGGTCGGCGCCGCGGCGGGAATGATCGGGAACGGCCTGGCCGCAAATCAGGAAGTCAACGAAACCATTAACCAGAACGCCCAGGACATGACGGAACTTTCCGCCCAAAAGGACGCATCGAAGAAGTCGGCTGCGTCGAAGATGGGAAATTTGGCCTCCAACAACCTCTATGACGCCTCCGTGGCGCAGCTCGAGGCAAGCCAGGTCGCGGGGTCAGGCAAGGCGGCATCAGGATTTTCCGGCGTCCGCGGGGGCTCTCCGCTTCTCGCGATGCGCAACAAGGAACTGGCCGCGCAGAACCAGGCCGACGAAATCGTTGCCCGCGGAGAATCAGAGCTCAAGCAAGTTGGCCTTGAATCCTCGCTTTTAACCGAGGAATACGACCGAAAAGTGGCGCAGCTTCAGGCCGATACCGACTACATGAAGAAAAACCGCTGGGGCTACATCGGGGCAAGCGTCCTTGGTGGCGCGAGCGCGCTTGGGAGCCTTTCTCCATATCTTCCCACCAAGAAATAGGGGGCTATCGTGGCCAGACTAAGCTTTTCAGGGTATCTTCGCCAGGCTGGGCAGGGCGTCGCACAGGCGGTAGGCGGCTTTGCCGACACGCTCTTCAACGCCGAGGCCTCGTCGGAAATATCGAAGCATCAGTACAAGCTCCAAACCGCGGCCGACGACCTTCTCTCCGGCTTCAGCAAAGAATTCGCCGCATCCAACTACAGCACCGCCGATGACGGCACCAACCAGATCGCCGGGAAGTCTGTCGACGATTGGCTCTCGCCCTCCGGAGACTGGTACTCGCAGCAGCTCAAGGACATCGACGCCTCGATAAAGAACCCGCTCGCGCGACGGAAGCTCAAGGAGCAGCTCGAGGGCCAGACCTACGAAATCCGCAACAAGGTAAAGACGATGTTCGAGAACACGGTGATCGACTCCGTGGGCGCGAACACTGAGGAAACGCTGGGCACCAACCGAAGGTCGGCAGCCTCGGCGGAGAGCAAGATCCAGTTTGCGAAGTCCGCGCTCGAGGCGGCGGTGGGCTCGAAAGGCATGGGGCGCGAGGCGGCCCAGGTTCGTTTCCAGCAAGAACGGAACGACATCATCAATGACGCACTTCTCTCGATGGACACCTTCAACAAGGGCATCGAGTCGTCGAAGCTTTCCGCGGAAACCCTACAGAAGCTCGGGGCAAGCCAGATCGAAGACCTCAAGGCCGTGGGGGTCGACCCCACCAGGATCGCCATCCTCGAGGAAAATTTCAGGCTCGGGGTGCTTTACAAGGACACGCTCGACAAGGGCATCGCCGAATACGAGGCCGCCGGCCAGTCGAGATCCGTGAAGCTCGTCAACAGCATCGAGGGTCTTTCGGTGGAGACGAAGCTTGCCGTAAACAGGAAAATCAAGGAGTGGATGGATCAGAAATCGGCTTCGCTTGGCATCGAGTTTGACGACAAGTATACGAACGCGCGGCTCGAGATCGCCAACGCGGTCGACGACAAAGGGAAGCCTATCACCAGGGCTGATACCATTTCCAGGCTCAAAGAAGCCCGCGCCGCAGCCCACAACGAGGCTGTTTCGAGCAAAGTTTCCAGCGATTACGCCAAATCCATCGACGATCAATTCAATTCCCTTATCCTCTGGCATGAGAACGAAAAGAAAAAAGAGGACAACAAAGGATTCAGGGACGCTTGGACGAAGCAGAACCAGAGCTATATCGACCAGCTCGTAAAGGGCGTCGACGCCTCTGGGAATGTGGTTGACTACGGAAAGCTGGCCGAGAGCATCGGGAAGTCGATTCAAGAACTCACCGAGGACAGCACCGACCTTGGCGACAATGTTCGCGCCGAGACGATCGCAACGCTCTCAGCCATGCAGCAGAACGCGACCTCGCGCGCCGTCTCCAACGCCTCCGTTTCCTATAGCGCCGCCGACGCCAACGCCAGGAAGACCGCGGCCGACGACCCGGTTCTCGCCGAAAAAGCGGTCGATGCCGAACTCGCCAGGCTCGCCCTGGACAATTCCTTCACCTCGAGCCCTGAAAAGAAGGAACAGGTACGCCAGACCCTTCTCGCCACGAAGATGGACATCCACGGGAAGGCGATCGCCGACGAAACCATATCGGTGAACAACAGGCTCTACGCTGCGCAGAAAAAGGTTTCCGATGCGATCATCGCCGGAGACTGGGCCGCCGCGGCAACGGCGAATTCGGATTTTTCCTCGCTTATCGAACGGGAGAAAATCGACAACAAGCCGCTGGACGCGAAGGCTCGCGAGGGATTCGACCAGAAGCGGAGCCTTTACGACCAGGCGATCGCCGGAGAAAAGGTATCTTCGGAGCTTGGGTCTTCTTGGCTGGCCGCGGCCGAAGCTGTCGACCTTCAGAACCCGGACGCGAAAAAAGCCGTCGACGATTTCGAGAAGAAGGTGAACGCGACAACCTTCACGAATTCAGAGGACAAAAAGGCATACCAGAAAACCATCGTCGCTATGAGAGTAGCGATCAAGAACAAGACCAGCCTCGACAACGACACGAAGAAAACCTTCGCCGTGATGCGCATGATCACCGATTCTGAAAAGGCAACGGACATCACAGGGGAGATAGCGAAGCTCGACGGGAAAATCAAGGCGATCGAGGCCGATGGGAACGACGGCTACATCGATGGCGGGAACGCAGCGCAGGCGGTTTCGCTGCTTACAAAGCAGCGCGACAAGCTTACCGGGAAGATCGACGACCAGGCAAACGAAAAGGCCAACGGAGATTTCCTCGAGCGGTATGTCTCACTTTCAGGGATGGAGCCCGCGGCCGCGCTCGGGCAGATCGGCGCCGAGTTGGCGAAGCTCACCAGCAAGGACGCCCCGGCCTTCAAGGGCGAGAAGGCGTCCCAGTATGCGCAAAGCTGGGTGTCCGATTTCACCTCGCTCAAAGGGAACCTTGAGCGGAGCCTCGCCGGCACCAACCAGCAGTCGGCCTACGACAACAGCATCGAGACGAAGCTCACGAACTGGGTGCTTTCGCAGAAGGGAACCGTGACCGCGGAAGACCTCAACGCCAAATGGATGACCTTGCAGGAACCGGCCGAATTCAACGGCCGGAAGTACGTTCCGACCCCTACGGTGTTGCGAAACGTTTCCGGTTGGCTCAAAGGGCTCAATACCGAAGCCGGCGCCGTCGACGCGTTCGAGACGAAGCTCACGAAAGCGGTCGCGGGAAAGCTTGTCGGGCGCGACGGAGCCTTGA